AACGCATCTTATTGCCCACTGTCGACTATAATTCAGCCGACAACCTATACATTGCCCACAGGGCAAATTAAAACCCTTTGCATAGGCAAAGGGCTTATTGAAGGTCACTTTGCCGTCCAGCTTATACGCTAACAGCGGATTGTAACAAGTCATTACAACCTAATACCGCCTCGCATAGGTGCGGCCATATTTTTACGTGAAACCTTCATTGCTTTTTTTGTGAAATCCCTACGTGATTTCTTTCGTGACATCTTCTTTCTGTAAGCCATTTTATGTCTTCCTTTCTCGTTCGAGTGTCACTCCGCACAGTTACATCAAGTAGGTAACTGTGCGGAGCTCTGTGGCCTATTCTTCCGACTCTTTAATGGGAGGAGGGACGTCGGAGGCCGCAGCCGCCGGCGTTGGACTCTCGGCGGACGCAACTGGGGCTTTAGCCAGCCCCATTTCTATCAGCTTTTCACTGTTTTTAGGGTCGCTTACAAAAGTGTAAAACTCCCCAGCGTCGTTTCTAAATTCACGACGTAATTCCGCTGGTAACTCCATAAAACTATCTTTTGCGCTGTTAACCATATCCAGCGCTTCCTTAAACCCAACAGTTTGACTAAAATCACCGTATTGCGCTTGCCCGCGCTGTACGTGATTAATCAAACCTGTTGAATCATATTTTTTAATGATATTGCGAACATCCACTTCTTCCTTAAAGTGTTGTTGCGTCATGCTCTCGCCTACGGGTTCACTAAAGACCCTACGGCGCTCGCCATCATAAGGCGTTGCGAATTGAACTGCCTTTTTTGTCATTTAAAATTACCTCTCTTATCTACATTTTTTCCACGATAATAAACACTTAGCTTTTCCAACCCTGTGTATTTTTTTAATACTCGCGTAATTTCGCGATTTAACTCTTCATAATCTTTTGCAGTTGCGCTGTTACCTTCGCGCACTGCGTCTTTCACTTGTTTTTGAATTTTTTCTCCTAAAGACAGGGTTTGATCTAAAGCCATCGAACCAGCTAAATTCGATGGTTTGTATTGCGCCTCGTGTGGCGCATATCCTCTTTGTTCATATTTATCCGCGTCCATTTTATGCATACGAGCAATTTCTTTTGCGCTATTTGCTTCTGCTTGCGCTTTATCTACTGTTGCTTTTGTTAATTTGCTCGTTTGTATCTTTTGCGCAGCTCCTTCAAACGGATTACCAAAATTTGCTTTTGATCCTGCTGGCGTGGACGCTCCACCCATTTTACCTACTAAAATTGGGTTTAACCCTGCTTTCTCCATATCAGCCATTGCGCGCTGATATGCTGTATTGCTCATACGTTCTTGAAACGCCCTATTGCGTTTCGACTCACGTTTTTCATGTTGGTTTCTTATTAAACCACCAGTAAAATCTGCTATTGCATCAAACATTGTTGCACTCCGTTACATTGAGTCCCAAAGCGTTACTAACGCTACAAACAGCATCAGCCCAATCACCATAGTTATTTGCAATAAGCCATACGACAGTAGCACCCACCACAACAGGGAGGATAAGCCGCTTAACAATGCCCAAATAAACAACCAATTTGGCATTCATCCTTACCTCCTAAAAGTGGTCGATTAGTCCTGGCACACTGTACGTAGGCATTGGCCTTGCACATTTCATATTAAAATGTGCATCCAAAATAATATCTGGTTCGCTTGTTACTGCGACTACTCTATCTATTGGTGGATTTTCTTCGATAAACGATGCATTTAACGCCGGAAGGGAACTGAAATCTTGAGCAAGATGCCAGCTATCGAGTGATTGCGCATAATTAGAACGCATCTGACCCGTAATTTGCGAAGGTTTATAACGATACTCTGCAAAACGTTCCTGATACCCAAATACGTCATCATCAGCTGTTGTCCCTTGTGCGTAAATTTCCTTATTGAGCACGGCTTGCTCGCCAATATGGGCGAGGGCAGGCCAATAAAAATCCCACCTATCCCGACGGCTAAACTGCCGAGGGAGCCCTTGCTGATAATTCAAATCAGCAAATACACAGGCCATACCAATTATGACACTGTGTTCTGTGAATGATTTACTAAATCCATGTCCGCTAAACCCAGTTGTTGCAAACGCACTCATATTACCTTGCGGTGTCGTTGCATCTGTTGAACTTGTTTGCGGAATTGGATTGACATTAATACGGTCTTTACCGCCACCCAGATACTCTGGGCGCTGCAGACGCGCATCTGGCGATACTACGCCGAAATGTGACCGAACTATCTCGGTATATCTTGTGCCGCCTCTTGCGTCACGCTCATATAATCTTTGAATCTGAAACGCTTCGCGTAATTGATTAATTGTTGCAGCTGTCGCTTGCGACAAATCTGCATATAAAATTTCATCGGGCCCTACACCAGACACAACTACACGGTCTGAATTAGTAGGGTCTGCATATAATGCCCGAGTGCTATTTAAGGGTACACTTTCTACGCCAACTGTCTCATCTGCATTCGCATTTGTTGCGATTGGCGCCAATGTACCCAGTGGCAATTCGACCGCGTCACCTTTTTGTGGCCACGGTAGACATGATGTAAAATAATCATGCCTTTTGCCACGTTTTAATAATACATAATCTGATAGGGTATCTGGCCCATCATCTTTATCTACTACTACACTATTTTGTAAATTCTGGTCTCTAAACCATTCATTCCAAATAAGGTTATAAGCCCTACCTGCAAAATTATTCCAGGTCAGGCTTATCCCTGTTGGTACGCCTAAATAGTCGTACAATGAACTATTCGTTACCGTACCGCTAACTTCCGGCACCAAATAACTCGTGCTATCGCCCGGGTTATCTTGCTGTCCGCAAAACTTTTCCCAATTGTCCCATATTAATCTATATGGAACTGCAAAAAAGAATGTTTCTATATACAAATTATCCATAAACGGGTTAATTGGCGTTGCTAAACGCCCAAAACCCGTCATACGTACGTTGTACGTATCGCCTGGCAGCGCCTCGTCAAACAATATTGGAATCAAATATCCACTATCAAAAGTCGTTTTTAATCCGTGATCACGATTAAATACACTTCTTTGTATTTCTGCTTTTGGTACACGACTAAAGTCGTGATTCATTGTTGACGGTAATACACCAGCTGAGCCACCAAACATTTTTTACTCCACTTTTAGTTTTGCCAATGGAATTAAATCCATTGGATCCATTTCGATTATTCCTGTAGCTGGGTCCCAGCTACCTAACTTCACCAATTCGTAATCTTCTGCATATCTACTCATTGGATGGTCTTTGTGGTTTTCCACTAAATCCTGAACTTTTCTCAACGCTGTTGCGTCTGTTACATCAACAAAAGGCTCTGCATATTCCTGCGCCTTTTTGTCAAAAACTGAATAAATTCCCTTCATTTTTGTTCTCCCATTAGTTGATTGTCCAAAGTTTACATAATATACATTATCAGTCGGCATTTTAAATATCTCTAATAAGCCGCTGTAATTGCTTTATTTTTACCTCTTCTTCAACCCATAATCTATCCATCTCATGGTTGTAGTATTCATAAAGCTTATCATGAGAATCTATCCTTTTTTTCTTTATGTCAAGCAGTTCCTGCTCTGACAATAAATTATCATAATATCTGGGCGGTTTTACCTTCCGCCCATTGATAACCACATAGTCATGAGGATATACATCTTTCTTATATTTCTTAAACCACTCATAACCAATCCCGCTTTTGCGGGACATAGTACAATATTCTGGTTGGAGGGGAAGAACTTCCCCTGTGCCTGGATGCACTGTCTTATAGTGCTCTTCCGCTCCGTCCCCTTTTACCTTTTTCATTACATAACGCGCTACATAGGCAGCGCTATTAAATGTCACATCACCAATTGTGCTGTGACCATAAGGCCAGAGTTCTTCCAGCTCCTCTGACCTATATAACCTAATATTGTCTCTTTTTTGCCATAATTTTTTATCTGGAAAATCATGGCCGAATAATATCGCATGATAATGCGGTCTTTTGTTTTTCTCTCCATATTCGCCACAATGGAAAAATCTTATCTTTTTATCGTGCTTCTTTCTCAACCTTTTCATAAAAAGTTGATAATCACGCACATTAAGAGAGTAAGGGTTCTCTCTTTTAAATAAACTCTCTTCGTTAAAGGTTAACGTTATAAAACTATTGTTAGTGTGCATTTGCGCTTCATGAACGCATCTTATTGCCCACTGTCGACTATAATTCAGCCGACAACCTATACATTGCCCACAGGGCAAATTAAAACCCTTTGCATAGGCAAAGGGCTTATTGAAGGTCACTTTGCCGTCCAGCTTATACGCTAACAGCGGATTGTAACAAGTCATTACAACCTAATACCGCCTCGCATAGGTGCGGCCATATTTTTACGTGAAACCTTCATTGCTTTTTTTGTGAAATCCCTACGTGAT